GAACAATTGTAGGTGTTCCTCAAGGTAATTACACCTCAAGATTTTTCACATTTAACAGAATTGCAACTTCTTCTGTAACTACACTTACAGAAGGAACTCCTCCAACTAGTATTGCTGTTTCTGTTAATGCTATTGATACAACTCCAACTCAATATGGCGTTAATGTTGAACTTTCAGACTTGGTTGCTTTAACCTCTGTTTTTGATTTGATAAATACAACACTTTCTGAAGTTGGTAAAGCAATGGCAAGAAAAATTGATGAAGTTATTCAAACAGTCGTTAATGCTGGAACAAATGTTATTTATGCTGGTAATAAAACATCAAGATCAGCCTTAGCAGCTGGAGATTTATTTGATGCTGATTTAATAAGAAAGGCAGCTGCAAGATTAAGAAAAAATGCCGCTCCTGAATTCACAAACAAGGGCGGTGGTTATGTTGCAATTACAACTCCTGAAGTAGTTTTTGACCTAAAATCCAATACATCTGTTGGACAATGGATTGATATGCACAAATATGCCGCTCCTGAAAATCTCTTTAATGGCGAGGTTGGCTCAATGGATGGAGTGAGAATTGTTCAATCTCCTAATGTTGTAACTTTCTCTTCGACAGTTACGGTCCATCCTACAACTTTCATTGCTGCTGATGCTTATAGAATTTCTTACTGGTTAGCAAATAAAGTAAATACCTATGTTCTTCCTCCTGAAAGCAACCTTTCTGTCTCTAACCCATTGGGTCAGCAAGGTTCTGTTGGTGCTAAAACTAACATTGGTGTAGCAAGAACCCAGGAGGAAAGACTTGTAAGAGTAGAAAGTGCAGCAAGTGCTATATAGTTTAATGGGGGGCTGGTGATGAACCAGTCCCCTTTTTAATGGTCATAATTAATTTTCTTTTCTAAAATGTCTTTAAGAAAACCACTTAAAACTCGAAATTTGGTTCCTTTGGGGGCAAGAACATCAAGCGGAGATAGTGGAGCAATCACTATAAATGATGTTGAGATTAGAAATCTTTTGATAAGATTAAGTGTTACTGCTGCTTCAGGTACATCTCCAACTTTGGATATCTTTTTTCAACAATCTTTAGATGGTGGTAATACTTGGGTAGATGTTGCTCGCTTTCCACAGGTTACAGGAGCATTATCAAATCCACATTATTTAAGTCTTTCTGTTGGAGCAGATAATAGAATTGCTTCTTCTGTTGGTGATGGAACAATTCCCGCTAACTCTATTGGTACTTCTTTAGTTTCCAGTGTTTGGAGGATAAGATGGAATATTGGAGGAACATCTCCTTCATTTACTTTTGCTGTTGATGCTTTTTACGCTTAATTTTTCAGGATAAGATGGGGTCGCTCCCTGTCTTATCCGCACATTAAAAACTTTTCAATATGACCTTACAAAAAATCTTTGACAAAACAAGAAGATTGACAAATACAACAACAATAACCTTATCAGATACAAGACTTTTAGAAATTACAAATGAAACTTATCTTGATATTCAAAGAAGGTTAGCACAAGAAGAAATAGAGATTTTTGGGACAATCAAAAAAACCGATTTAATAGCAGGACAAGCAAATTATCAATTGCCAACTGATATGTTGACAATTTTGAGAATGGAGGTAAATTATGATGATCCAACTGACAATACCAAATGGGTAAAAGTTAATCAAACTGATTTAGCAAATCTTCCTTTTGAGTTTTATAAACTTTTACAATCTCAACCAAAATCAAAACCTTTAATGGATTTATTTGCTTCACAAATTTTTCTTTTTCCTACATCATCTTCAGATCAAGCAAACGGGATAAGGCTTTGGTATATTCCTAAACAACCAGAATTTACAACAACATCAGATGAAATACCAGCAATTTTAGATAATTACTGGGAAGTTTTTGCTTACGGAAATGCATTTAGATATTTTGAGGAGATAGGACATCCAGAAGCAAATAGGAAATTAGAATTGTATGAGGCTTTTATACAGAAAATGATTGAAGATTTCAAGGTGGAGACAATAGAACCAATTAAAATCCAGCAAGTCGATTTCTTTAATCAAGGCTGGCTTTAATAAAAAATGGCTTATGATCCAACCCGCAACTTTTGTAAAGTAAATGTGAATGGATTGTATGATAGTTCTGCTACTACTATTCAATTGGCTTTAGGTGAAGGAAGTAAATTACCAGATCCAGAAACAGAAGGACAATACAATTTAGTATGGTGGAATGCTACTGATTATTCAGATCCTACTGATGATCCATACAAAGAAATTGTTAGAGTGACAGCAAAATCAGGAGATGAAATAACAATCTTAAGGGGACAGGAAGGAACAACAGCACAAAACCATAATTTATCGGGAAAATCCTATAAGATGATGTTGACATTGACGAAAAAAACTTATGAGGACTTACAAACAATTGAGGTTTATAAAGATGGAACATTAGTTGGACAAAGAGCAAGATTAAATTTTAAAAATTTTGATGATATTAGTGATGATGAAGATAATCAAAGAATAAATTTGAATTTAGGAAATTTTAGAATAGATGATAGATTTGGAGATGGTTCGGATGGAGATTTAATAATTTCAACGGGAACGACAAATTTAGATTTTCAAAATCAAATATTTTTAAAAAGGCAATATAGAAATTTGTCAATAACTGGAAATGCAATTTTATCTTTTGTTAATCCTAACAATAATGGAAGTGTGGCAATCATTTATGTTGCTGATACAGCAACAATTACAAGTTCGGAAGTGGCAATAGATTTAAGTGGAATGGGGGCAAAAGGGGCAACAAGTGCTTCATCATCTGGACTTAATGCTTTTCAGACTTTATGGAAGTATTTTTATGGAGCACAAGGCGGTGGTGCAGGTACTTCGACGAGTGGTGGAAGTGGAGGTACAGGAATAGAAGGATTAGCAAATACTAAAGATATTTTTACTGTTTTAAAAGAATATGTTGTTTCTGTAGGGTCAGGAGGAGGAAGTGGATCAGTGTGGGGTTCAGCATCTGCTGGATTAGGAGGTAGAGGAGGAGGAGGTCTTATTTTAATAGCAAATAAATTAAATTTCTCTTCTTCAATTTATGCTAACGGTTTAAATGGAAGCAATGGTACTGGTAGTTCAGGTTCTAATTATGCTGCTGGTGGTGGAGGTGGAGGTGGTGGTTTTATAATTTTATTGGCAAGAAATTTTTTGAATTTAAGTGGTAGTCTTCAGGCTAAAGGAGGAAATGGGGGTAATGGATTTCAGGGTGATACAATAACTTCTTCCCCTTATTATGGTGCTGGAGGTGGTGGTGCTTGTGCTGGTAATGGGGGCAATGGACATCCAGGAGGGGCACCACCAACAGGTCCTTTTTATGGAGATCCTGGACAAAATGGAGTAGTAGTAAATTTGACTAATTTTTCAATAACCACAAATGTAAGTGGGGGTTCAGGTGGACAAGTTTCGGGTAGCAGAAAAGTAGGGGGAGGTGGTGGAGGCGGTGGTGGTTATATTTTGATTGCCAAGATATAAAACAATGCTTATAGCAATATCATCACAACCATTAGGAGGAAGTTATAAAGATAGCAATTTCAGAAAAAATGTTGTTACAACTGATTGGATTGAGGAAATGAAGCCATCAACGATTTGGCGGGAAGAAGTTTTTAATTGGTGGGACACGATAACTACGGAAAATTTGGAAATTTTATTAACAGAAGCAAATGACAATTTAATCACGGAACAGCAAACAAGTTTAACTTGGTCGGACGATTTGACAAAACCATCAACCATTTGGCAAGATGCCTAAAATATCGCAGTTGCCATCTTATACAAACCCACAAGATAATGATGTTCAGCCAATTGTTGATATAGCAAATTCAACTACCAAGAAAATTACTTGGAGTTCTATTAAATCTGCTTTGAAAAGTTTTTTTGATAGTTTATATGTAACTGGTCCATCATCTGCGGGAAACAATAATGTTGTCTTGTTTGATGGAACGACAGGGAAACTCATAAAAGATAGCGGAAAAACTTTACCAACAGGAAACATTGTGGGAGATACCGATACACAATCCCTTTCCAATAAAAGGATTTATCCTCGTCAATCAATAGCAACTTCTCCATCATCAATTACTCCCGACAAATCTCAATTTGACGAGTATTATGTGACCGCTTTAGCAAATGAAATAACAATCAATAATGCATCATCTCCTTCTGTGGGAGATACTTTTGTGATTTATATTACTGATAATGGAACAGCAAGATCAATATCTTGGGGAAGTCATTATGAGGGATTGGGATTGAATTTACCAAACTCTACAACTGCTAACAAAACAATGGAAATTATTATCAAGTATACGACAACAACCAAAGCTCTTGTGTCGTATACAAATCAGGTATAATGTGGCTTACTGGTTGGAAATATAGAAAAAAAATAACAATTCAGGGAAGTTCTGGTGCTGGAACAAATTATCAGGTATTATTAAAAGTTGGTGAAAGTTCTGGAGCAACGGGAGCAGATTTTCATTTACACGGATTATCGGATAATTTTCCTTCTGGAAAAAATCAATCAGGAGATTTACGACTTACATCAAGCGATGGTTCAACATTATTGGACTTTTGGGTGGAAAATGTTTTAGGAACTTCTCCTAACAGGATTGCTTATGTTTGGGTTGAGGTTTTGGAGGATTTGGGAACAAACAAGGATATTTATGTTTATTTTGGTGGCGGAGAGAGCTCTCCAAATGTGAGTAATGGAAACAATACATTCTTGTTTTTTGACGATTTTGAAGGGACTTCGATTGATACTACAAAATGGGATACTTCTGAAGTAACAATTTTGAGTTATAGTAATTCCTTGGTTAATTATAGAAGTAATACAAATAATCACAGATATTTAATGTATAAATTAGACACATATTCAAATGTTGCTATAAGAGCAAGACAAAAAGACACCAGCACTCATCCCGTTATTGGTTTAGTAGCAAGAAAATCTACTTATTATGGAAATACAATTGATAATTTATATTACGCAAGATTTTATTCCATTAATGAATCCGTGGCTCGACCAGAGATTAATAAAAGAGTTAGTGGTACTAATTATGTTCTTCAGTCAGATACTACTGGTTATACGGTTCCCAATGATTGGCACATAGAGGAGTTTTGTTTGAATGGAAGCAATTTGAGACATAAACTTATAAAAGAAGATGGTTACCAACCAGTTGGTCCAGGAGAATGGGGAGCAACTGATACTTCTTTTACTTCAGGCTATATTGGTCTTTTTTCAGAATGGAACAATAAGAATATTTATACTGACTGGATATTAGTTCGTAAATTTGTTTCTTCCGAGCCAGCATTTTTAAGTGCAGGACCATTAGAAGAATTTTTAGGAAGTCGTAGAAGGTTATTAATTTCATCTTATTAATGGAACAAGAACTTATCAAATTAGCAATTCAATACGGAGGAGCAACGGCTGTATTGATATCGTTGTATTTCGTTTTATCAAAAATATCGGAAATCGTAAAAAACAAAAATGGAGGTGATTTGAATAAAAGAATTCAGGAAATCGAAGAAAATCACTTAAAATCATTAGAAAGCAGGATAGAACGATTGGAGGATTTGGTTATAGAGCTTTCAGAAAGGGTAAGCAGGTTAGAGGCGAAAATTAACGGAAAAATTTAAAGATGAACAAAGAAATAAAACAAAAAACAACACTGGAAGAAATTAAACAAAGAGGAGGACTTGCTTTTCCATTGGACTATGAGGATATTTCGGTTTTAGACAGCACTTATATTGGTGCTTATATAGTAACATTACAAAATGGTTCAGCAGTTATTTTTGATCCAAAAGTAAAAACAACTTCAGTGGTTATAGCAACACATAGAAATTTTACAGGAAATACTGTTGGACTTTTAAGAGCATACACCGATAATGGAGTTATTTATATTCAATCAATAACCCCAGATGATAATTCTCAAATTAATTGTATTGTAAAATATTGATGCCAAGAGTAAAGAAAAAAACAACTAAATTAGATTTTGGAGTGTTAGTTTTGGATAATTTCAGTAAATCAAGTTTTGTAAAAAGAGAGGTTTCTTTTGATAGTGATTTACTTCACAGATTAGTTTTATCACCAAGTTATCTTTTTAAATTTGCTGATAATCCTTCATTTTTAGATTATGGAGATAAACCTTACCCTATTTTATCTCATTTGCCAACAACAACAATCAACTTACCATCAGGAAGTGGATATCCAACTGCTTATATGACACCTTCAAATGCTAACGATAGTAGAATAATTTACATTGCTACATCAACAGGAAGGGTTTTTGCTTTATCACAAACAGGAGTAGCAAGGAATTTCGGACAACCAACAACATTGACAACTTTACAAAATGAAACAACATTAGCAAAATTTATAGGAAAAATTTTCTTTATTAATCCTTCAAAAACAAACATTTATTCAATTTCAGAGACATCAACGGGAACAAGTTGGGATACTACAAGTGGCTTTATTTCACCTAAATTTGGCTTGACTTTTAGTGTTTATTTTTATGTAGCAGATAAATCAGCAAGTGGAAATGCTTATAGAAATTTGATAAAGGTTTATGGAACTTCATTAAGCCAAGTAGGAAGTTTAGATATAGGGCAAAACAAAGACATACAAGACATTGTCAATAACAATAACAGGTTTTTAGTAGTAATTGCTAATGATGCTAATGTTTTTACAGAACAATATATGTTTTTATGGGACGGCTCACATCAAAATAGACCATTTCACATTATTAGACTACCAGGGATTTATTCAGGAAGTGTTGTTTATGGTGGAGCATTCTTTATTTTCTTAAGATACGGAAATTCAACTTATATTTATGAACTTGCTGGTTATGGTTTAAGATTGATAGATATTTTGCCAAATATAGTAATTAACGAAACATTTTTACCGCAATACAGAATAACTTCTTATGGTAATTTCATAATCTTTCCTGCGGTGATAAAAGATTTAAATATTAATTGTTTAATTCTTTACAACATTTTTGAGAAAGAAACAATGGCTTTATATGCTTCAAGTTTATCAAATACAATTTATGGGGTTTGGAGCGTATTAGACCTTTCAAAAAGCTTCAGAATATTTTATAATTCAAATGAGGAAGATAAGGTAT